ACTATTTATGACCTTACTTCATTTCACCTGGTGAAACGACTTCAACTTCAATACCACATTTCTCAAGAAAATCAATACCTTGTGTATCTCGGTATGAGTTTCGGTAATAAACTTTTTTTACTCCAGCGGTATATACCTGTTTAGCACAATCTATACAAGGAGCATGGGTCAGGAACATCGTGGAACCATCTCCAGACTCACTACTTTTGGCCAGCTTGGCGATGGCATTGGCCTCTGCATGAATCACCTCAGGTTTGGTTTTAGATTTAAACCAGTCTCCTTTATCAGTTTTGGTATATCCTAAACCAACCATGTCGGTACCTAGAACATCATCACCCAAAACAAAAACGGTATTTTCACACTCATTTGTCCAACCGGATGGCATACCATTGTAACCAATACTGATAATTCGGTCATCTTTTACCACGATGGCGCCCACTTGAAGTCTTTTGGCTGATGATAGTTTTGCAAATCTTTCAGCCACATCCATGTAGGCAAGAATAAACTTATTCTTCATTATAAAACGTAATAATCTTCTTTACCTACACCACATTCAGGACATTGAAAGTCCTCAGATAATTCTTCCCATTTACCTTCTGTAGATTCATCGTGTACATGGCCACAAACTACACAAATATGTTGTTCTTTTTCCATTATAGATTCTCCAATTTTTGTTTATAAGCTTCTGCATGACGTTTTTCTACTTTAGCCAAAGCAGCAAAACGTTTTTCAGCTTTTGCTAATATTTTTTTAAATTGTTCAGCGTGTTCTTGTGATTCTGCAATTTGTTCATCCATTTCTTCAGCAGCAAGTTGGTTACCTTCTTCAATCGCTTGTTGTTTCATTTCAGGATACATTTCGGTGTATTCGTAAGTTTCACCTTCAATTGCTTGTTCTAAACATTCTTTAGTGGATGGTTTACCAACCAATAATTCCAAATGTCCCCATGCGTGTTTGATTTCTTGGTCAGCAGTTTCTTCAAAGTGTTTTGCTACTTCTTCAAAACCTTCTTCACGAGCAATCTTGGCAAAATAACGATACTTAATGTGTGCGGTAGATTCTCCCGCTAAAGCACCTTGTAAATTTTGTATTGTTGTAAACATAAATTCTCCATAAAAAGTTAATCGTATAATTATCTATATGTAAAAAATCAAAAAATTAGTTATTTGATATATGATATGTTTTAATGATTGTTATTGATAAAATCGATTACCATTGGCCATTATCAAACCATACACGAATAGTGATAGGCAACAACTCCAAAACAAAAGCATCTTGCTCCCAAACTTCTTGATTACGATACATTTGGCAGGCAATTCTCCAATGAAATGGATTTAATTTAATGATGATATTACAACCAGAATATTTTAACCAGTTCATCATAAACCTTTGAGTGTATATTCGGTAATTTTATCTTTAACCATAGATGGAATATCCAAATAAGGCCACTCCAGATAAAATGGACAACCATTTTCTCCCCAGCTTAATGAATGAAGGTATTTTCTAACAATCCTCATATCATCTTTACTACCAGGTTCAAATAGTCTACGTTGATTAATATTCCAAGTTTCAATTCTATTCATTTCACAAACTCCAAGTTTTCTTTACGCATATAAAAAGTCTGTTGTAATTTTAATCCATCGGGAGGATTACGCACAACAGGAATGAAAGTAACACCGTCAATCTCTTTGGTTTCCCAATTTGACCAGGTGTAATAGATTTCGGAGTTCGTTTTAGAACGAACCTTTTTAATGATAGGTTTATTTTTCATAATATAATTATAGTTCAAAGAAAGGGGATTGGCAACCAACCCCCTTAATATTACCAATTACTTAATGGCAATTTTTTTGATGTTGTCTTGTGTTTTTACCAAAGATTCCAACCAAACTTTCAACATACCATTTGTTAATTCTGCATTACCAATTTCAACTTGGTCAGCAATTTTAAATGTATGAGAGAAGTCACGATTAGCAATACCTTTGAACACATAATCACCGTCAGTATTATCTTCTTTAGCTGCACCTTTAACAGTAAGTTTATTACCATCTAGTGTGAGCTCAATATCAGATTTGGCAAAACCAGCAACTGCCATTTCAATGACCCATTTCTTTTCATTGACTTGTTTGATATTGTATGGGGGATACTTAGCGATTTGTTTGGATGCCAATTGACCAATTTCGTTGATGTCCTCTAGGACACGGTCAAAACCAATTGAAAATGGATCAAACGTTTTGTGGAAGTCTTGCAATGCGAACATATTGTTCTCCTTAAATTAAGCGAGTTATAAAAATGTAGACCCCAAAGGCATCTACACTTATATTTATAACACAAACCTGCCATTTTGGCAATAGTTTGTTAAATGTTTACCAGATTAGAATGCTCTGGAATAGGTAAGTTCAAAACCATTGGAATGTTCATCACCACCATATTTCTTGTCGTAACGGACACCAACTTCATCTTTTTCGGTAACTTTATAATCTGCACCAATTTTTGCGGTATTGGTTTGGAAATAATGTCCACTAGAAAAAGCATTGCGATAACGATAACTAATAACTGGTGTAAGATTTGGTGTGGCCTCATATGTTAAACGAGGTTCAATCAAATAGTAAGCAAAGTCACCTTGTTGGCTGCCTGTTACTGGACCTTGTTGGTTGAAATCTTCACCAACACCAACACGCAGACCAGCACCAAAGCCGGCACCTAATTCATAACTTTTACGAATACGAGCTTCTAGTTTATTTTCCAATGAAGCGCCAGGAGTATTATCACGAGCACCTTCAAATTTTAAACCTGCATCCCATCCTTGTCCCCATTCTGTCCAAGGTGTGATAGCAAACCAATTATTCGTTACGGCAGGACCATTCCAATTTGGGGCTGAATGGCCATTCTCCGAACCAATTTCATATTCAACGCCACTACCTGCATATGCAAAAGAAGAGGCCAACATTAGAGATAATAATAATTTTTTCATTTTAATCCTATTTTAAAAAAGTAAATACACCAGCAGTTGTAAGCAATAGAGTTGCCCAACCAATTAAAACAGTATAATAGACACACAATGGTGTTCCAAAATATCTTTTGCCAATCATAACACATTCGTGTATAGGGGTCAAAAGGTAACCACAATAATCTAATGCGAAGAACCATAAAAGATATTCTTTACCAAACGCACTGGCCATCAATACAGTAAGTGCTGCAAATTTGCCATCTGAACCCATTGAGAAACTGGCAATAAAGGTAAGTAGACTAACAATAAACATACCTTTGAATGTGTGTATATTAACTCCAAGTTCTCTAATAAAATCTTCCATAAACTCATGGTGTTCTTGCATGAATCCGGAAGAAGCAAACACAATTGCAATAATAACAACAGTTTTCCAATTGATATAACTGTTTAATTTTTTGAAGTCGAATGATTTTGTTAAAATGATATAATATACTAACATGAGACCAAAAATAGGAAATACCAGTTCTGGTCCTTCACCACCCATGGCCATATAAGTAAAAATACAACCAAGAAAAGGAACAACATTAAAAAGAAAACATCTAAAACCAAAATTTTCTTTTTCTTGCATTATGATTTCATCTTCTTTAACTGCAAGCCAGCAATATGTTACAATGAATAATATAGACACAACAATCAATGGCAACATGATTCCTAACCACGCAGCATACCCAAGACCAAATGCGGCCATTGGAAGAATAACAGGTTTTTCTATAGGAGACCACATATAGAAATGATGTGTGGTCAGAAAGTCGATGATGCCTAATTTTTCTCTACTTTGTTGGGTGCCACCACTTGTTGCGGTGTCTAAGATGCCAGCAGAAATTGTAGCACGACCTTCAATAGGAAGAATACCAGCAATAAAACTAATTAATGCAATAACAATTTTATTACTTTGAAATTTGGACTTTAACCATCCATAAGTATCGCCAAATAGATTATTATCTTTTGCAATACCAGCAACAACCATAATAGTAATCAATACAAACAAATAAATCTCATCATCAAACATAATAATCCACTTTTAATTAATATGCACCAGGTTTTTTACCAATATTATATTTTGGAGTAAGTTCCCAATCATCCTTTTCCTTGTGAGAAAGTATCTTAATCTGTGATAGGAAGATAGGTGCTGGTTCTTCAATTTGTTTGATATTTACCACTTTTACCAAACCCCAGTCTTGAAGTAGCTTGGCAATAGCATTTCTACGAGATAAATCATTCTCAGAAATGTCTGTTGGTTTACCATCCAAAGCAAATAGTTCTTTGAAATGTACGATATAATACTTGCCTTGCTTGTGAAGAATATGGCAAGATTGGTATAAAATTCTGTCTTTTTTGGATGCCACACCGATCCGAGTTAAGGTTTCTCTTACTTTTAAAAAATCATCTTTCTCGTTCAATGTGACTTCAACTAAATCAATAATTGAAATCATTACTTGGTCACTCCGCCTTTATTTGTTTTAGCTTTTATTTCAGCGATTTGTTCATCAGTAAGAATCCGGAGTGCTTCTTTGGCTTTTTCATTGGAATAACCAAAATACACTTTCACGCATTCTAAATCTTTATCGGCCGATGATTTCTGCCACGGTTGAAATTTCCGTTTCATCGACCTTATTGTATTTAGAAGATATGAATATTGCATATCCTTGTCCAGTGAAGGATTAAGGTTCATTTCATTAGCGTAAAGCACACAGTCCATATGATAGGACAAGGCTCGGTTGACCATAAATGGAGCATAATCTTTATATTCATACTCATCCTGGAAGACATTTTTCTTGGTTTGTAGGATTGAAGGTACAATCTCTTTGAATAAATCTGGCATATTAATACCCCGATACAGAGTATTTTTGCAGTTCCTTCATTTCTTCATCGGTCATTTTCTTGACTGGAGTTAAAGCGTCCTGTTCACGGTCAACCAAAATCATATCACGACCATCTTTGGTCTTATAATTTCTAATCTTAAATGTTTTAGGTTCCGCTTTAAAAATCCAACCAGCCCACTTATCATTATGTCGGCCAGCAGGTACAGAAACAAAATAAAGAATATCAACAGAACGGCATTTACGAAGTTGATTAGGTTTAAATGTGAAAGCATTTTGCATGATAAAAGGTACTTGAGTTTTGACCTCTACCTTTTTATCGTCAGCCAACAAATCTTTTTCTGAATCATACTTGTTAATGGAAGATTTAACTTTACGACCTTCTTCACTCAAAAGATTGATTACAATTTTCTCGCCAGCCAAACCTAGTTCATTCATCATTTCATCTTTGGTCATTTAAACTCACAATCTACCATGATTTCGGTTAAACAAGCAATCATATTAATTTCATGGTCAGCAACGAAAGCTGACTGATATTGATACTTAGCCAAGATGAGTACCAACTGTGGTACAGAATTGGGTTTCAAAACTTCATAAAGTGTATCATAAAGTTTACGATAAATCTTAGTTGGGTCATTATCTAAGTTATTAGAAACCCATTTACGAGTAGAAGCAAAGTCTTTTGATTTTAATGATGTAACCAAAGCGCCAAGTTGTACGTCAGCAATATTGGTAAGAATACCTTTATCGATAACTCCAGAAACGGCATATCTCTGCAATTCATTAAGAACTCTACGATTGTCTGGAAAGTGTTTGGTGATGACCGCTGCAACGACCTCTTTATCATATTTTACTCCTTCTTGTTCGAGAATCCATTCCACACGTTTAAAGAAAGCCGCAGCCATCTTTGGTTTAGAACCGTTGATTTTGAAATCAATGACCGAACACCGAGAATGAATCGGATCAATAATACGATTCTTAAAATTACAAGTAAAGATGAATGAACAGTTTGAGGAGAACTCCTCGATGGCACCACGCAACGCTGGTTGAGTTGAATTAGGATTTAGATAGTCTGCTTCGTCAATGATAACAACTTTGCGACCACCAGCGAGTGAAACCGATGAGGCATAGTTTTTAATTTTATTACGAAGAACATCAATACCAGACTCATCAGAGCCGTTAATAACAATGTAGTCGCAACCCACTTCTTGGCAGAGTGCTTTTGCAATTGTAGTTTTACCAACGCCGGCACTACCTGATAGTAGAAGGTTCGGTATTTCTTTTCTAGAGACATAATCCATAAATGTGGATTTGATTGCATCCGGCAGAATACAATCTTCCACTTTGCTTGGTCGATACTTTTCGACCCACAATAAATGTTCCATCACAAACTCCCATAATATATTAAACTACTTATTTTACTTCTGTAATACCTTCAAATAAAGCTTCAAATTCTTTGAACTCTGCTACTTCTTCTTGTAATGACTGGTTATAATAAACTTTAGCCATACGCTTGATAATCTTTTTAGGAACTTTTAGATTCTCAAATGTAACATCAATAATCTCTTTAATTTGATTTTGTTTCTGTTTAATGTTAAACATGTGTTCATTAATTTCAGTAATAGCACCTTTGAGTTCTTTCAATTGTTTATCATCAAAAGTGCCAAATAATGTTTGAATTGTTGGCATTATTTTAATTGTCCCTGTAAAATTCCTACAACATCCAAATACGATTCATTGGCAACCAAGTTACCATTAATTAATCCAATTACAGTTTTACCTGCATTATCACCTTCAGGTGCCGTGAAAACTGCAACAACATAATCAGGATTAACGGCAACACTACCACCAGAAGTTGCATCAGTAAATGTTACTAACATAATTATTCTCCAATCTTAGTTTCTTTAGCTTCAAAAGCAATCCAATATTGGATATCTTCTTTGGTGTTTTTAAAGTGACCAATACCTTTGAATGAAATTTTTACATCATATGTTCCGGAAATCAATTTAATGTTTTCTGTTTTAAATACAATACTATATTTTTTACCATTGCCTTCACCAACTTCAACTGTATTGGTGTGTGCGGCATCATTACTGGCATCAAATGAAACAACATTAATTGTTTCGCCATCAGATTTAACAGCAATGTTTGGAGAAGATAAAATACTTGATGCCTTCATGATAGCATCATAATCTTCAGCCGTCAAAGTAAATTCACAATCAACAGAAGGAAGATTGATTTCTTTTTCTGGTGGGGTAACAATCATTTCTTTGGCAGTCATACGATAGTTGCCTGAACGTTTACCACTCTTAAAGATAACATCAGATTCCGTGAAATCAATTTCACAATCTTTATAAAGACCTTGAACCGACAAGAATTCATTTAAATCATAGATACAAAATTCTTTTGGAAAATCATCTTTTAAATTGGCTGTTGCCAGCACGGTTTTGCTAGAAGAAACTGTGGAAAGTTTCTTGCCTTGTTTGAATTGAATACCTTGATTAATACTCGAAAAGTTCTTCAATACGGTTAGTGTTTCATTTGATAGTTTCATTTACTTCTCCATTATCTAAAAAATTAATTGTATCATGTTCATACAAAAACATCAAGCAGCACAACGCATGTGCCAAGTGATTCTTACCAGTTTCTTGGTCATTTTGTTCACCAGATTTCCAAGCCCACAGATGCCGTTGTGCAGCATCAAAATATCTACGCTTGGAATCTGGTACCCATTTCCAATTATCCGGTTCATACTTCTCTGCACCAAAAGTTAAAATTTCTACTGTTGCTTTAAGTGCATTTGGTGGCACTAAACCATACTGCAATTTACCGCCATCAAATTTACGACCACCTGTGGTTGCAGTCTGTGATGCTTTTACTACATCTTTGGTAGCATCAGTATCAAAATTTTTATCTAACCAATTTTTGATTTTTTGTTCTTCGGGAGAAGAACCATATGTTTTTATAAAGTGCTCTTTCAGCCATTCATCGGAAGGTTCATGCACAGTATTTTTACCATCAGGTGTTCGCATTACTTTTCCTTACGATATAAATTCTGAATTGTTTCAATGTTAGAAACAGTATTTGCTGGAATTGCACGATAA